GATAATTTAAGGGCTGTTGATTATAAAATACCTAAACTTCCAATAGACCCATTTGTACTCCCAGCTAAACTTATTCCTACTATTTTAAAATATGATATTACCCATATTGGATTAACAAATGGTTGGGTTCATTTCAAAACTACACAAGGAGCTTTTATAGCTTGTAGAACTTTTAATGAACAATATCCTGATATGGAAGGAGCAAAGATATTTGACCCTGATAAAAATTACAAAGAATTTGAATTACCCAAAAACCTAAAGGAAGTTGTAGAAAGGGCTTTAATATTTGCTGATGATGAAATGTCAAATCTTATCACAGTAGAAGTTAAAAAGAAAACTATGACTATTAAGTCCCAATCATTAACAGGTTGGTATAAAGAGGGAATAAGAAATAAAAATGAAAGTGAAGATTTTACTTTCCATATCAACCCTAAACTATTCCTTGAAATTTTACCAAAAATAACTACTTGTAAGGTTGGCTCCACTAAAATTCATTTTGAAGATGAAAAAGGAATGTGGAGGCATGTAATTACATTAGGGTTTAAATAATATGATTGGATTTTTTTCTGAAAAGGAGCTTCGCAATAGCGGAGCTTCTTCTTTTAAAAATAATTGTTATACTTGCGGACTTTACAAAAATGGTAAACACCCAAGGCAAAATGAATGGGGGGAGTTCAGAAAAAAAATATTAATTGTTTCTGAATTTCCCACTGTAGAAGAAGACCGAAAAGGAGTACCTTGGTGTACTCCTGCTGGTCGTTTTTTAAGAAAAGAATTAGATAAATTAGGAATAGATTTAGAAGATGATTGCCTTTCAGTATTTGGAGTAAGATGTCAACCCTTAACTGCCAAAAACAAGTTAAGGGTGCCCACTGAAAAAGAAGTTGATTTATGTTCTGGTTATGTCCAGAATCTTATTAAAAATAAAAATCCAAAATTGATATTTATTTTTGGAACAAAAGCCCTTTCTTCTGTATTAAAATGGAAATGGAAAAAGGGATTATCTTCAATATCAAAATGGTCTGGTTTTATTATTCCTGACCAAGATTATGATTCATTTATTTGCCCTTTATACCACCCTAAATATGTCCTGGATATGGAAAGACCAGACCTGGAAAAAAAATGGAAAGAAGGGCTGGCAAACGCTATAAAATACCTAAATAAAAAGGTACCTACCTATAAAAATCTCGAAAAAAATATAGAAATAGTTGATGATATTTCTTTTTTTAATAAAATGCAACCAAAATATATGGCTTTTGATTATGAAACTACTGGATTACAACCTTATGAAAAAGGACATAAAATAATTTGTGCTTCAGTTAGTTTTGATGGTAAAAAAGCTTATGGTTTTATGACAACTGATAAGGAAAAGATAAAACCTTTTATTAGATTGTTACGAAATCCAAAAATATTGAAATTAGCACATAATATGAAATTTGAGGATACCTGGACAAATATTATTTTTAAAACAAAAGTAAGAGGGTGGTATTGGGATAGTATGATTGCTGCCCATATTATCGATAATCGTACAGGTATTTCTGGTTTAAAATTTCAAGTATTTGTTAATTTTGGAATATCAGATTATGATTCTGATATTAATCCTTATTTACATGCTGTAAGAGGGTCTTTTAATAAGGTTGAACATTTAATAAAAAATGGAATGGGGAAGAAAAAATTACTAATATATTGTGGATTGGATTCCCTACTCCAATATAAATTAGCAATGAAACAAATGAAAATTATAGGAGGTGATAAATAATGACATCACAACAGTGGCGTGTATTTTTATGGTTATTTTTGTTTTGTTGTTTTTATTTAATGCTATATTTAGGTTAAGGAGGATAAAAAATGACTTTAGATGAATATCAAGAAAAAGCATTATCTACTATGACGGAAAGTTCTAAAAGGATTGACTACTTGGCTTTAGGATTAGCTGGGGAAGCAGGGGAAACTGCGGACAAAATAAAAAAGATTATTCGGGATAAAGGGGCTACATTAAATACAGATTGTAACATTAAATGTTATTTACGCCCTGAAGAAATTCAATTAATTGCCAAAGAAATAGGTGATGTTCTTTGGTATGTGGCTTCATTAAGTCATATGTTTGGATTTACTTTAGATGGTATAGCTCGAATGAATATAAATAAATTAGCTAAAAGAAAAGCTGAAGGAAAGATAAAGGGAAGTGGAGATGAAAGATAAAAGTATAGAAAGATATGTTATAAAAAGTATAGATAAAAATGATTATTTTCTTTTAAAAAATAATAGTCATTGCATAGTGTTAGAAACTATATCTTTTTTAAATAATAATGCTTCTTATAAATTAATGAAGTTTAAATCTGAAAAAATGGCCAAAAACCAAATAAGTCCAGGATTAATAAAAAAATTTGGACAATTAAAAATTACTAAAATAAAAATAAGTTATGAGGAAATAAAATGAGGATTAAAGCTACAAGGCAAGATGCTTATAATTTATTTCATAGGGGTATATTAGCTTTTGCCCACGCAGAAAGAAATGGAATGAGGATTGATGTTGATTATTACAATAAACAAAAACAAATTCTATCCAAACGAATCAGTAATTTAGAAAGAAAAATTAAAAATTCTAAGTTTTATAAGGATTGGGCTAAACAAGTGCCCAATCCTGATTGGAATTCTAATCAGCAATTAGGGCATTATCTTTATGATATTTGTGGATATACCCCAGCTAAATTAACTGAAAAAGGACAAGGTGCTACAGATGAAGAAGCCCTACTTCAATTGGATATTCCTGAAATACAATATATGTTGAAAATTAGAAAAATGAAAAAAATAAGGGATACTTATATTGAAGGATTTCTTCGGGAACAAGTAGATGGATTTCTTCACCCTACTTTTAATTTACACACTGTTACCACTTTTAGAAGTAGCAGTACCAAACCTAATTTCCAAAATATTCCTAAAAGAGATAAATTAGCAAAAACTATAATTAGAAATGGTATATTTGCCCGTAAAGGGCATTTAGTATTGGAAGCAGATTATAGTGGAGTAGAAGTAAGGATAGCCGCTTGTTATCATAAAGACCCTACTATGATTTCATATATTAAGGATACTACAAAAGATATGCACGGAGATATGGCTGCTCAATTATTCATTATAGATAATTTTAATAGGAAAATCCCTGAATATAAATATTTAAGACAAGCATCAAAGAATGGATTTGTTTTTCCTGAATTTTATGGAAGTTGGTGGAAATCTTGTGCTAAAAATTTAGCTTGTAACTGGGGTAAACTCCCTGAGCAAGGAGAATGGAAATCCACTGATGGTGTTTCTTTACCTGGTGGAATTACTTTAGGACAACATTTCAGAAAAAATAAAATAAGAAATTTGGAAGATTTTGAAAAGCACGTTGAGAAAATAGAAAAAGATTTTTGGGAAAGAAGATTTAAAGTATATAATCAATGGAAGAAAAGACATTACAATAATTTTCTTAAAAATGGTTATGTTGATTTATTTACTGGATTTAGATGTTATGCCCCAATGAGTAAAAATGAAGTTATTAATACTCCTGTTCAAGGGGCTGCTTTTCATTGCCTTTTATTATCCTTTATCCTTTTAACTGAAAAAGCCCAAAAAGAAAAATGGGATAGTAGGATTATAGGACAAATTCATGATGCTATTATAATGGACGTACATCCTGAAGAATTGGATATGGTAGCAAAAGCAGTTAAACAAGTAATGACTGTGGAAGTACCAAGAATGTGGAAATGGATAAATATCCCATTAGAAATAGAAATTGAAGTCACTGACCCTGATGCTCCTTGGAGCAAAATAAAAGAATATAAAATTTAAAAAATTCACTTTTATTCACTTATAATATATATAGAGGAGGGAAAATGGAATTATATAAAAAATATAGACCTAAGTCTTTTGACGAAATGGTGGGAAACACTGCTGTAGTTAATTCTTTAAGAGAAATGATTACTTCTGGCACCCTCCCCCATTCTATTTTATTTACTGGTGGTACTGGGTGCGGAAAAACTACTTTAGCAAGAATAATAGCTAACGAATTAGGGGTAATTGGTCATGATTTTCATGAAGTGGACAGTGGTCAATTTAGAGGGATTGATACTGTTCGTCAAATAGGGCAATATATACAATACCAGCCTATTGAATCTAAATACCAAATTTGGTTATTAGACGAAGTTCATATGCTGGGTAGGGGTGGAAATTCAGCAAAAAATGAAGCACAAAATGCTTTATTAAAAATGCTTGAAGATACCCCACCTTATGTTTATTTTATATTATGTACTACTGACCCTCAAAATTTAATTAAGACAATAAAGGGTCGTTGTGTGCAATTCGAGTTGTCCCCTCTCGATGAGCGCGAAATGACGACCCTTTTACGTAAAGTTTCAAGAAAAGAAAATCAAAAAATATCAAAAGAAATTTATGAAAAAATATTTGAAGTTTCTAATGGACATCCAAGAAATGCTTTACAATTGTTAGAAAAGGTTTTAAGAACACCTGATGATGAAAAATTAAATGCTATTAAAGATGATAATGAAATTGAAGCAGAAGCAATAGATTTGGCGAGAGCCTTATTAAAAGCAACTTCTTGGACACCAATCAAAAAGATATTAAAGAATTTAAAAAATGAAGAACCAGAAAAAGTAAGAAGAGTATTGTTGGGTTATTGCTCATCGATACTTTTAAATAGTGATAATACGGATGCTGGGCTTATTATGGAAGCTATGATTGAACCCTTCTATAATACAGGTTTCCCAGGATTAGTATTTGCTTGTTATTCAATATTTATAGAAAGGAGGAGTTAAAATGAATTTTGAAAAAGATGTTCATATTAATGAACAGGAATTAGATTTAGAAGCTTTAAATCAACCTAAATTAACTTTAATGTATGGAAAATATAGAGTTGAATGTGAAGCAGAAATGAAAAAAGCAAAAGAAAGATTTGAATTGATTAAGGCAGAATTAAGAAATGATATTAGGACAAATCCTAATAAATATGGATTAGATAAGGTAACTATTCCCATAGTTGAGGATGCTGTATTAACTTGTGATGAATATAAAAAAGCTTTAGAAATTTATAGACAAGCTGAAGAACAGTGGGAAATGTCTAAAATAGCTTATTATGCTATTCAAGATAAAAAGGAAAGTTTAAGTATGCTTATTAAATTATTATCTGCTGATTATTTTAAAGGCCCAGAAATAGCTTTAACTCTTGGGGAAAGAGTAGAACAAAGGGAAAAAAAAGTAAATAAAAAAGTAAGCATAGAACAACCCAAAAAAAAGAAAATTAGAAGGAGGAAAAGCGAATGATTATGAATTTTTTCTTATTCGTAATCGCTGTATTCGTACTATTGGTTTGTTTTTATGTATTATCTACAATCCAAGCCTATGCTTGGTTTACAGTAATAAATATAATGATGGAGGACGAAAATGAAAAAAAGTAAAAGAAAATCAGTATTTAGTGGAAAGGTAAAAAAGAATGCAATTAAAACTAAATCAGGAAAAAAGAAAAGTAGATATTTGAATATTCCTGAAAATGTATTAATGTTTGCTCCAGAACCAGATTCAAGGGTAAAATTTGATATTCTCCCTTACACAGTAACCACTGACAAACACCCAGACAAAGATGAAAAGTATGGTGTTGCTACAAAGGGTTCTTTATGGTATAAAAGACCTTTTAAAGTACATAGAAATGTAGGACCAGATAAATTGCCTATAATATGCCCAAGAAGTATAGGTAAAAAATGTCCTATATGTGATTACAAAGATAAAAGGGCTAAACAAGGAGCAGATTGGGACGAAATAAAACTTTTAAAACCAAGCCTTCGAAATCTTTATGTACTTAAAGTTAAAGATAAAGAATTTGATAAAAAAGCTATTTATATTTGGGACGTATCCCAATATCTTTTCCAAAATCTTCTTACAGAAGAAATAGAGGAAAATGAAGATTACGAAACATTCCCAGATTTAAAAGAAGGATACACTCTTAAAGTTAGATTTGGTTCTGGTTCTATTGGTGG